CGTCTCGACCCCGAACCGACGCAACGCAACAGCCAGTGGGCGCGTGATGGCGAGATCCAGCGTATTGGCCTGTCGCCCTACGCCGGCTGGGAGATTATCGGCGAGACGCGCGCCAACGACTGGGACCGGCAGCAGACCGACATCAGTGCAACGGTCAGTGAGCAGGCCGTCGTCATCGATCCGCGCCGCACCGGTGCAGCGCACCGCGACGGCGCATTTGTGCGCGGCGAGGGCCTGCCCAGCGCCTACGACGATGGGACGCTGAGCGTGCACCCCCGCCTGGCCGACACGATCGCCGTCGAGGAGCAGCACCACACCACGGTCGAGCCCTGCTTCACTGATATGCGCCCCGCCGGCCGCCGGCGTGATGGCAGCCTCTCCCGCGATAACGCCATTCGTCTCGACCCCGAACCGACGCAACGCAACAGCCAGTGGGCGCGTGATGGCGAGATCCAGCGTATTGGCCTGTCGCCCTACGCCGGCTGGGAGATTACCGGCGAGACGCGCGCCAACGATTGGGAGGGCTTCGGTATCACTGCCAACAGCCAGGTCGCCGAACGTGCCGAAGCCCGTCGACCAACCCGCAATGGCCTGCCGCGCCGCGACGGCGCCCAGTCGCGCGGCGCTTCCATGCCCAGCGCCTTCGACGCTGCGACGCTGCAGATTCGCATCCGGCAGCGGCGCAATGCCCGCATCGCCAGGAATGGCTCTATTCGCCACGTCGCTGTCGCGGCGAGCACATTAACCCTGTGAGGAAACGCATGAACATCACCGAGCTGCAGTCCGTGAAAGGTGTTCTCGAAATCGAGGTGAGGCGACGCGACCAGGTCATCGAGACCTGGCGCGACGCCAACCTGATCGTCAGCGGCGCCCGCGATATTCAGGCGCGCCTGATCGCCGGCGACGGCGCGGGACGCCACATCAAGCGCATCGCCTTCGGCACCGGCGCGAGCCCGGCCAGCCCCGACGACACCGCGCTGACCAGCGCCTACGTGCGTGACCTGACCGGCCATGACTACCCCGAGACCGGCCAGGTGCGCTTCTCATTCGACCTGGCCAACAGCGAGGCCAATGGCAAGGCGATCCGCGAGTTCGGCCTGATCACCGCCGACGGCACGCTGTTCTCGCGCAAGGTTCGCGGCGTCATCGAGAAAAACGACGACATCAGCCTGTCCGGCACCTGGACGATCATCTACTAAGGAGACCGCCCCATGGCGACACTACCCGAATCGGAAAACTGGGAAGCCGGGGTCTATCAGTTCGAAACCACCGACCCCGTGCAGGGCGGCCCCGACGGCATCGACAACCTGCCCAACAAGCAACTGGCCAACCGTACCGCCTATCTCAAGGCACACCTCGAGGATCTGCGCACCTCGGTCGAGGCCGTAGGAGTCGAAGGCCAGAACGCGCTATGGATTGCCGTCGAGCAGGCGCTGGCATTCGCCGGCCTGCTCGAGCAAGAACTGCAGCGCAATCAGACCGTGCGCCATCAGGAAGGCGTCATCACGCTGCAGAATCGCGGCATCATCCGTGGCTGCGGTCTGAGCGCATCCACCACTGCCAACCGCAACCTCAACATCGCCCCCGGCGCAGTATTCATGCGCGGCCGCGAGTGGGGGAGCGGCGCCGAAGAGAATGCCGCATCCGTGCCCAGCAACTCGGGCGACGAGACCGGCAGCGCTCAGGCCTACCTGGTCGAGATCGGCGGCACGCTGCGCTTGGCAGTCACCGGGCTCAACGAAGACGCGCCTACCGACGCGCTGGTGATCGCCACGCTGACCATCCCGGCCGGCAGCACCGGTTCGAGCGACCCCAACCTGGGCAACGTCAACGTCACCACCACCGCCCGTACCGAGCCCGACTGGCCCTGGGTGCAGTCCAGCCCGGTCTATGCCCAGCAGGATTTCGCCAACGTCATGGGCGGCAGCGACTATCACCTCGATTTCGACGTGATCGGCTATGACGGCGGCCAGCCGCCTACGTTGGTGGTCGCCGAAGAGGATCGTGCTGCCAACACCTTCCGCGCCTACCTCACGGGCACCGCCGACAACGTGCGCTGCCGCTACGTCGCGCACCTGATGAATCAGTAACACAGAATCAGCAACCCAAGGAGATCGCCATGCAAGTTCGCACCGTAGGCCCCGGCCCGCACCCTGATTTCGGCATCAGTGCCGGCATCGTCACCGTCGCCGGCGTCACGATCGACACCGCCGCGCGTCAGGCCGACGCCCAGCAGGTCATCGATATTCGCACCGCCGCCGGCATCGCCCAGGAGGGCGGCAGCGGTTATCAGCTCGCCAGCATCCAGATCCCCCCGCGCCGCTACGTCGTCACCGAAGATGCTGCCGCTGACGAGGAGGAGGCGGACGGCGGCAGCCGCGAGGCCACGCCGCTCGACACCCAGCAAGTCAAAGTCACCATCTGGTCCGCCGTTTAAGGAGCCGCCGACATGTCAGTCATCATCGCCTCACCCGATACCCTGCGCACCCAGGTCGAGGCCGCCACCGGCGGCAAGGTCACCGTGCTCTACGACGACAAGGGCTTTCCCAGCTTGATGCACGTCGTTCCCAAGTTCCGCTATGAGGATCTCGGCCTCGACGCTACCTTCGGCACCGGTGTGGCCACTGCCTTCATAAAAGGCAATACCGAGCTGCCCGAGATCTTCATCGGCCAGTACCAGGCTCAGGTATATGAAGGTCGCGCGGTCAGCATGCCCGGCCGCGACCCGCGCACCTCTATCAACTATGACGACGCCCGCGACGCCTGCACCGCCAAGGGCGCCGGCTGGCACTTGATGACCATGCACGAATGGGCGGCCGTCGCGCTGTGGTGCCACGCCAGCGGCTTCATCCCGCGCGGCAATACCGATTACGGCCGCGCCCACGACGCCCATCACGAATTGGGCCGCCGCCAGGATGGTGGTACCGCCGGCAACGGCGAAGGCGCGGCACGCATCCTCACTGGATCCGGGCCGGCCTCCTGGCGCCACGACAACGCCATGGGCGGCATCGCCGACCTGGTCGGCAACGTCTGGGAATGGCAGCACGGCTTCAAGCTCGTCGATGGACAGATCCATCTGATCGAGGACAACAGCTTCGATCTGCCGGAAGCCGACTGGACCGCGCTGAGCCATTACCTCAGCAATGAAGATGGCGCGCCCACGCTGAAGAACAGCGACCCGGTGGTCGAAGACAGCAGCATTAGCGTCGATTGGAATGCTACGGCCAAGGCGGCCGGGTATAGCGAGTCCGAGCTGCTGCAGCGGCTGCTGGTCAGCCCGGCTGACGTGGCCATGCAGGGCCGTCTATACGTCAACACCGCCGGCGAGCGGATCCCGTATCGCGGCGGCTACTGGAACAACGCTGGCGGTGCCGGCCTGGCTGCTCTGCTTCTGTACAACTCGCGTTCGGACACGAACAGCGGTCGGGGGTTCCGCCCCGCTTTTGCACTCTGAAATCTGACACCTGACCTCTGGAAGACCCCGCGATAGCGGGGTCTATAGGAAATGACGCCATGAACCGAACGCATCTCGAGCACGCCCTGATCGCACTGGGCGTGCAGCTGATTCTCTGGCCGATGCTGGGGATCGTCGCCACCGGCATCGTCGCCTGCGCCGTGTTTTTCGGCCGCGAGGTCGCCCAGCACGAGTACAAGCTCGGCATGGATCGCGGCTGGGTCTGGGGCGAAACACTGCCAGTCAAATGGTGGGAGGGAATCGCGAAAGGCTGGTCGCGGGATTCCGTCCTCGATGTCGTCACCCCGGCGCTGCTCTGCGCACTACTGGCCGTGGTGATCACGGCGCTGGGCGTAGCCTGATGGCGGACGATTTGAAGATCCGTCGCCGTACCGAAGACATGATCGCCTATGCCTACGTGGCGGTGCGCCAGTTTCCCAAGGCCGAGCGACACGTGCTGAGCGCCGAAGTGCGCGAGAGCTGCTGGCGTCTGCTGCGCCTGATCGTGGTGTGCAACAAGCGTTACCACAAAAAGACCACGCTGCAGGATCTCGACGCCGAACTCGACCTGCTGCGCTCCCTGGTTCGCATGTCGCATGAACTGGGCTTTCTCGCCTTCGCCAAGTACGAAACCTGGTCACGCCAAATCGACGAGATCGGACGCATGACCGGCGGCTGGATCAAGGCCATGAGCATGAAGTGACACGTAGTAGGGGCTGGGAGTTGAAAGCGGATCCCGTATCGCGGCGGCAACTGGAACAACGCTGGCAATGCCGGCCTGGCTGCTCTGAATCTGAACAACTCGCGTTCGAACACGAACAGCAATCGGGGGTTCCGCCCCGCTCTTGAGATGAACCGGCCCGAAGCCGGGCGCTTACGGGCGCTCGGACAGCGCCATTCAAAAGGACTGCCAGCCCTCGGCACTTGCCGAAAAACGCCATCGGCGCGGTGATGAGTATTTAGGAAAGTCGCCGCGCCCACTCCTACCGACGTCAGGGATTCCGATGAAGCGGCATTTTGACCTGTTCGAGCAATTCACTACCTTCGAATCACTCCACCGCGCTCACCTGCTTGCACGCCGCGGCAAGCGCGACCGCGCGGAGGTACTGCGTTTCACCCAGCACCTGGAAGAAAACCTGCTCATGCTGCAGCGCGAGCTGCTCGAAGGCACCTATCGCACCGGCGACTATCGCTATTTCAAGGTCTACGAGCCCAAGGAGCGCGTTGTCGCGTCGCTGCCGTATCGTGACCGCGTGGTGCAGCACGCCCTGATCAGCGCCGTCGAGCCGCTGTTCGAGCGTACCTTCCACCATGACAGCTACGCCTGCCGCCCCGGCAAGGGCATGCACGCCGGCGCCGACCGCGCCCAGCAGTTTCTGCGCCAGGTCGAGCGCAGCCACGGCCAGGTGTACGTGCTCAAGGCGGACATCAGCAAGTATTTCAATTCCATCGATCACGGCGTGCTCAAACGCCTGTTGCGCCGGCGGATCGGCTGCGAGCGAACGCTCGCCGTGCTCGAAGGGATCATCGACTCGAACGCCGTTATTGGCGACCTGACCCCCAAGGGCCTGCCGATCGGCAACCTGACCAGCCAGCTCGCCGCCAATATCTACCTGCACGAGCTCGACGACTTCGTGAAGCACGGCCTGCGCGAACGCCGCTACCTGCGCTACATGGACGATTTCTGTGTCGTTCATCACGACAAGGCCCAGCTGCACCGGCTGCGCCATGACGTCGAGGCCTTTCTGTGGGATCAGCTGCGCCTGACCACCAACCACAAGACCCAGGTCTTCCCGATTAGCAGCCACCGGGGGGCGCGGCCTCGACTTCCTCGGCTACAAGATCTGGCCGCACCGCCGCCGGGTCCGCAAAGACTGCGTGCTGCGCATGCGCAAAAAGATGAAGCGCCTGCAGCGCCACTACGCCGAGGGTCGCATCGAGCTCGACGAGGTGCGCCCCGTCGTCGCCAGCTGGGTCGGCCACGTCTCACACGCCGACAGCGAGCGCCTGCGCGAAGAGTTGCTCAGCCGGTATAGGTTCAGTCGCGTGGGAGGCGCGGGAGACCAATAGACAGCGCTCGCCAAAGCCCGCCAAGCGCGGGCTTTTCTGTCTCTGCGTTGTAGATCGAGAATCTACAACGCCCGGTGCTAGAGCCTGAGCGCCGCGCGGGAAACCATGAGCCCCTGCATGCATTGCATATCCGCTTACCTGCGCAGGAGCCCGCCACATGGCGACCGATTACAACCACGGCGTTCGCGTCGTCGAAATCAACGAAGGCACGCGGACCATCCGCGTCGTCTCGACTGCCGTCATCGGCTTGGTCGCGACTGCCGCCGATGCCGACGAGGCAACCTTTCCGCTCAATACCCCGGTGCTGATCTCGAACGGCACCGCCGCACTGGGTAAAGCCGGCACGTCTGGCACGCTAGCCCGCTCGCTCGATGCGATCTTCGATCAGACAACCCCAGTCATGGTCGTGGTGCGTGTCGCCGAAGGCGAGACGGCCGACGAGACCAAGGCCAACGTCATCGGCGGCGTCGATGAGAATGGTCGAAAGACCGGCATCCAAGCGCTGCTCGCCGCCCAAGCGCGGTTCGGCGTCAAACCGCGCATTCTCGGCGCGCCCGAGCTCGACGACGAAGACGTCGGCGCCGAGCTGATCAGCGTGGCGCAGAAGCTACGCGCCTTCGCCTACCTCTCCGCCTACGAGTGCAAGAACGTCGAAGAAGCGGTGATGTATCGCCAGACCTACGGCGCCCGCGAAGCGATGGTGATCTGGCCGGAATTCACCGGATTCGATACCGCATCCGAAACCACGCGCAACCTCTCCGCCGTCGCCCGCGCGATGGGCCTGCGCGCGAAAATTGACGAAGAGACCGGCTGGCACAAGACCCTTTCCAATGTCGCCGTCAACGGCGTGACGGGTATCAGCGCGGACGTCTACTGGGATCTCCAGGATCCGGACACCGATGCCGGCGTACTCAACGCCGCCGACGTCACCACGTTGATCAACCGCGACGGCTTCCGCTTCTGGGGCTCACGTACCTGCACCGATGATCCGCTGTTCGCGTTCGAGTCATACACCCGCACCGCGCAGGTGCTCGCTGACACGATGGCAGAGGCGCATCTCTGGGCGGTCGACAAGCCCATGAGCCCCAGCCTCGCGCGGGACATCATCGAAGGCATCAACCGCAAGTTCCGCGAACTGACGCGCCAGGGTTACCTCCTCGGTGGCAATGCCTGGTTCGACGCCGAAGTGAACACGGTCGACGTTCTCAAGAGCGGCAAGCTCTACATCGACTACGACTACACCCCGGTTCCCCCGCTCGAAAACCTCATGCTGCAGCAACGCATCGTCGATCAGTACCTGGTCGATTTCGCGTCGCGCGTCGCCGCCTGATAGGAGATATACCGAATGGCACTTCCCAGCATCCTCAAGGACTTCAACGCCTTTGGCGACGGCAACAACTGGCAAGGGCTGATCCCCTCGCTGACGATGCCCGAGATGGCCCGGCGCATGGTCGAGTACGAAGCCGGCGGCATGGACGGTCCCATCGAAGTCGACCAGGGCCAGGAACTGATGACAATGGAATGGACCGCCGGCGGCATGATCGTCGACGGACTGTACGACTCGTTCGGCTCTCCGGTTCACGACGCCGCCATGCTGCGCATGACCGGCAGCTACGAAAGCGACGAGACCGGCGAAGTCATCCCCGTCGAGATCGTCGTGCGCGGCCGTCACAAGACGATCGGCATGGGCGAAGCGACCAAAGGCGACAACAACACCATCTCCGTCACCACGACGCTGAGTTACTACAAGCTCACCGTTGATGGCGAGGAAGTGATCGAGCGCGACGTCCCCGGCTACGTGTTCAAAGTGCGCGGCGAGGATCGACTCGCCGACCGCCGAGCGGCCCTCGGCCTGTAATTCAAACAGCCCAACTCACCCGATGCCCGGCCGGTTGCCGGGCCTCTTTTCCTGATTCTGGAGCGACACCATGACCGAACAGACCGCAGCCGTCGAAAGCACCGAAGCCACCACCGTCGACTCGGCAAAGTCCGATAACGAAACCATCGTCACCCTGGACTACCCGCTAAAGCGCGGCAGCAAGAGCATCAGTGAAATCACCGTGCGGAAACCGCGTTCCGGCGCCCTGCGTGGCGTCTCGCTAACCGAAGTGCTACAGATGGAAGTGACGGCATTGACCAAGGTGCTGCCGCGTATCACCGAGCCCTCGCTCTCCGAAGCCGAGCTGCGTGACATCGATCCCGCTGACCTATTCCAGCTGGGCGGTGCCCTCACGGGTTTTTTGCTCCCCCGGAAGTTCCGCGAAACGAACGACTGACGCTACCCAACCACGTCGACGACGCCATGGCGGACATCGCCATGGTGTTTCACTGGACCCCGAACGACATGGATGACATGTCGCTCGAGGAACTGACGGAGTGGCGCGAGCGCGCCCGCGTCCGTCACGAGCCTCCCAAGAAAACCCCGCAACCGTAGGACGTCATCGATGGCCGGAGATCTCAAACTCGACGTTATGCTCCGCGCCATCGACAAGGCGACCGGACCTCTTAAAAAGATCATGAAGGGCAGCGGTGAAACATCCGAAGCCCTAAAAGCCAATCGCGATCAGCTCAAACAGCTGGAACGCGCGCAGAAAGACATGCGCGGGTTTCGCCAGCTAAAGGAACAGTCGCGGGATAGCGCTCGCGCACTACAGCAGCAACAGGACGAGATCCGCGACCTGTCGCGCCGAATGAACGAAGCCGGCGCGGACACTCAGGCGCTGGGCCGCAAACGCAAGGACGCGATAAAGCAGGCGCGCAAGCTCACCGAGCGATACGAGGACGAGCAACGTAAGCTCCACGATCTGCGCTCGAGCATGACTCGCGTGGAAGGCGTGACCGGCAGTTACGCCGATCGGCAGCGCGAACTACAGCGCCGGATCCGCAGCACCAACGAACAGATCGAACAACAGCAGCACGGGTTGCGCGAAGTCGCGCGCCGCCAGAAAGCCGCCGCGGATGCCGCCAAGAAATATCACCGTACAATCGGCCGCGCCAACAACATGACCGGCGCGGGGATGACCGGGCTCGCCGCCGGTGGCGCCGGCCTTTACGCCGGTGCCCGTGTGCTAGCCCCAGGCGTCGAATACGGCGAGACCATGAGCCGCGTGCAGGCACTGACGAGGCTCGACAAGGAAGATCCACGCCTCACCGCACTCAAGAAACAGTCTCGCGATCTGGGCGCCAGTACTGCGTTCAGCGCCTCCGATGTCGGCCGTGGTCAGGCATTTCTCGCCATGGCCGGGTTTACCCCGGAATCTGTTGGCAAGGCGATTCCGGACATGCTCAATCTGGCGTTAGCCAACGGTATGGATTTAGGGCGAACGTCCGATATTAGCTCCAACCTGCTGAGCAGTTTCGGACTTGCTCCCGACCAGATGGGTCGCCTTGCCGATGTACTCACCGCAACGACCACCCGCGCCAACGTCGATCTTGAAATGCTTGGCGACTCGATGAAGTACGTCGCGCCGCAGGCCCGAGCAATGGGCGTATCGCTAGAGCAGGCAGCCGCAATGGCCGGTTTGCTGGGTAACGTGGGGATCCAGGGCAGCCAAGCCGGTACCACGCTGCGCGCGATGTTGACTCGTCTCGCCGCCCCCACTGGCGCCGCCGCCGGCGCACTCAAGGAACTCGGCGTCAACGCCAAGGATACTCAAGGCGATCTGCGTGACGTGCCCCGCATTCTCTCGGATGTGGCCAAGGCTACCGAGAACATGGGCAATGCCGACCGCGCCATGTATCTCAAACAGATCTTCGGCGAGGAACCCGGCGCCGGCATGGCCGAACTGATAGCGCAGCAAGGTGCGGCCGGAATCGAGAAGTTCACCGAGATACTCACCCAAGCAGGCGGCGAAAATGCCCGCGTTGCCAAAATAATGACCGACAACATCGGCGGCGATCTCAAAGGGCTCCGCTCGGCATGGGAAGAGGTCGGTATCTCGATCACCGATACCAACGAAGGCGCGCTGCGTGACCTGATCCAGAACATCACAGCAGCGACGCGTGCGGTCGGCGACTGGATCAAGGCCAACCCGGAACTCGCCGGCACCATCGCCAAAGTCGCCGCCGCGCTGGCTGTCATCGTCGCGGCCGGTGGATCGTTGCTTATTCTGTTGTCGTCCATCGTCGGCCCCATCGCGCTAGTCAATCTGGCACTGGGCTTCCTGGCCGCTAATCCCGTAGTGCTGACGATCATGGCTATCGTCGCCGCCGTGGCCCTGCTCGCCGGCGCCGCGTACCTCATCTACAAGAACTGGGACAGCATCGCCGGCTGGTTCGGCGATCGTTGGGAAGACATCAAGGCCGCTTTCAGTGGCGGGCTCGGCAGCATCATGACACTGCTGCTCGACTGGAATCCCATTGGCCTAATCTATAAAGGCATCGTCGCCGGCCTCGAAATGCTCGGCATCGATGTGCCGGAGAAATTCAGCACGCTGGGCAGCGCCGTTGTCGATGGTCTTATCGGTGGTATCACCGGTGGGCTCGGCGCGCTTTGGGATACCATCACCGGCATGGGCGGAAGCATCATGGATTGGTTCGGGGAGAAGCTGGGCATCCACTCCCCGTCCCGGGTCTTCGCCGGCTTCGGCGCCAACCTGCTCGAGGGGCTGATCAACGGCATCGACGAAAAGTGGCAGATGCTCAAGGACAAGATCAGTAACGTCGCCGGCGGCGTGATGAGCTGGTTCAAGGACAAGCTCGGCATCCATTCCCCGTCGCGCGTCTTCGCCCAGTTTGGCGGCTATACCATCGACGGCTTCAATCAGGGCCTCGATCGCCAGCGCGACGAACCGGCCCGACGCGTCGCCGAGATCGCCAAGCGCCTGCGTAAAGCCGGCGCGGGGCTCGCTCTCGGCGCGACCATGTCGCTCCCCGCCGCCGCCATGCCGGTGGAGCCGAGCGTAGCAAACGTGCCGGACCTTCCCGCGCAGCGCCTCGAGATTCAGACGAGCGCGCTGCCGGACCTGGGCGAGCTCAACGCGCCACGCATCCAGCTCCCCAAGATGCCGACCCTGGGCGCGTTGGCAGCGCCGAAGATCGAGACGCCGGAACTACCGGAGCTGCCCGCGCTGCGTCTCGAGATTCAGAAACTCGATCTGCCTGAGCTGCCGGAGATCGGGGACGCGCGCTCGGTACCGATCGACTCGCGACCGCCGCTTGCCACGCCGGAACGAAGCATCACCGTCGAAGGGGACACCATCACGCTGAACGTCTACCCCAGCGAAGGCATGGACGAGCGGGCGCTGGCGCAGCTGGTCGGCCAGATGCTCGAAGAGCGCGAACGCCAGAAGGCGGCCCGCACGCGCCGCAATCTCTACGATAACGACTAAGGATCCAGCCGATGATGATGGTTTACGGCATGTTCGTGTTCTCGCTGGGCACCGCCGCCTACCAAGACTTCAAACGCCAAACCCAATGGCGCCAGTCGAGCCTGTCGCGCATCGGCAAGCGCCCCGCCGTTCAGTTCCTCGGCCCGGGTAGCGATACCATCACGCTGACCGGCGAGCTATACCCCGAGTTCACCGGTGGCCAGTCGAATCTCGACCAGCTGCGCGCGATGGGCGACCAGGGCGCGGCGTGGCCGCTGATCGAGGGAACCGGCCGCATGTATGGGCTCTACACCATCGACTCGATGGACGAAGGCAGCGACCGCCATTTCCGCGACGGTGCTGCCCAGCACATCACCTTTTCGCTGTCGCTCTCGCGCATCGACGATGACCGCCGCGAGCTGCTCGGCACCATCAGCGAGACCGCACTCCGCGCCGTGACGCAGGCGCTGGCATGAGCAGCGTCGGCAGACCGGCACGCTCGCCGGACTACCGTCTCGCGATCAACGGCCAGCAGATCACCCCGCGCGTTCGCGGCCGCCTGCAGCGACTCACGCTGACGGATCGGCGCGGCCTCGAGGCGGATCAACTGGATCTGATACTGACTGATGATGACGGACAACTTGCCCTGCCCCGCCGCGGCGTCGAGATCCACGTCGCCATCGGCTGGAGCGGCGAGCCGCTGACCCAGCGCGGGACTTTTATCGTCGACGAGGTCGAGCACTCGGGCGCACCGGATACGCTATCGATCCGTGCCTCGAGCGCCAACCTTCGCGGCCAGTTCCCGGTGAAGCGCACGCAGAGCTGGCACCGCACCACCATCGGCGACATCGTCACCACCATCGCCAAACGCCACGACCTCAACCCCAGCGTTGGCCAGCAGCTGCGCATCGTCGGCGTCGCGCATATCGACCAGACCGACGAGAGCGATATCAACTTCCTCACCCGCCTGGCCGAGCGCTACGACGCCGTCACCACCGTAAAGGCGGGCAACCTGCTGTTCATCCCCGCCGGACAGGCCACCACCGCCAATGGGCTCGAGATTCCCCCGATCATCATTCGCCGGCAGGATGGCGACCAGCACCGCTACAGCGTGACCGACCGCGACAGTTACTCGGGCGTCATCGCCGCCTGGCACGATACCGACGGCGCCCAGCGCCGCGACGTTGTCGCCGGTACCGACGACAACGCCAAGCGGCTGCGGCCTATCTACGCCAACGAAGCCGATGCGCTCGCCGCTGCCCAGGGTGAATGGCAGCGGCTGCAACGCGGCCTTGCAGAATTCAGCCTCACGCTGGCCGAAGGCCGACCGGACATCTACCCCGAAACGCCCGCGCGTTGCTACGGCTGGAAGCGAGAGATCTCGGAAACCGAGTGGCTACTGGTCGAGGTACGCCACGACATCAACGACAGCGGCTACACCAACAGCCTGCAGTTCGAGACGAGGCCCCTCTAAGTGGTAAACGCCAGTCAATAATGTGTTGACCCGTGTTTACCGGGGGTTATAATAACCCCAACATAAAGCAGCAAGGGGCAGGAGGTGGATAGCAGAGCGCTGATCAAGGAACTGAAGCGGGATGGTTGGGAGCTGGTCAGAGTCAACGGCAGCCATCACCACTTCAGACATCCCGCCAAACCCGGCACCGTCACGGTGCCTCATCCCAAAAAGGATCTGAAAACGGGTTTGGTGCGGGGAATCAGAAAAAGCGCCGGTCTCCTTTGAGGCCGGAACCTGCTGCCCCCGACAGGAGGAATCGAACCATGTTATTTCCCATTGCGATCGAACGCGGCGATGAAGACCACGCCTACGGCGTCATCGTTCCCGATCTGCCTGGATGCTTCTCGGCTGGCGATACATTCGAGGAAGCGCTGGCCAACGTCCACGAAGCTATCGAGGGTTGGCTCGAGGTCCAGGTCGAGCATGACGAACCGATCCCCGAGGCCAAGACCATCGAGCATCACGTCGATAAACCGGACTTCGAAGGTTGGATCTGGGCGGTCGTCGATATCGACTTGACGCCATATCTCGGCAAAAGCCATAAAATCAATGTCACCCTGCCGGATTTGCTGGTGAAACAGATCGACGACTACGTGGCCGGCAATCCGAGCGACAAGACTCGCTCCGGCTTCCTCTCGCGTGTTGCCATGCAAGAGCTCGCTCGGACGCGGAAGAGCGCTTGAGCCATGGGCCTAACCAGCCACACCGAACCCGACCTGATCCCCAATGAAGTCGTCGGCATGGTCGTGAACGAAGACACCACCATGGTCGCGGCATGGCGGCGATACCTGGGGCTGACGCAAGCCCAGGTTGCCGAACGCATCGGCATTTCCCAGTCGGCTTATGCGCAGCAAGAAGCCGCACGGAAACCGCGCCAGACGACGCTTCACAAAATCGCCACGGCGCTTGGCATCACGGTGGAGCAACTGTCGGAAGATTGACGGTACAAGCTCGCCGCCCAACGCAAAACGCCAGCCCGAAGGCTGGCGTTTGTCATGGGGTGCAAGACGGTTAAGCGGGTTAGGAAAACTTCACGATGGCTGAAAAGATCCCGGTCATTACCGCCATTGAGGCGATCAGCGCGGTGATCATCTTCCAGGTCTGAGCATTGAGAGCTTGATGCAGCTCACTACTGGTCGCCATCGTCTCCTTGATGATCGCCATATCGGTTTCCAGGTGCCGTAGGCTGTCGTTCATGCTATGCACCCGTAGTGAACCGCATGATGCCGAAAATCAGGCCAGCGACAGCAATGACCGTGCCCACACTCCACATCGTCTGCTGACGCAGAAGCGAATGCATCTCAGAGCGCAGAGCGCCAAACTCGCGATGCATATCGGAGCGAATCGAACCGGTTTCACCAAGAAACTCTTCACGCTTGACCATCGTCTCCTTAATGATGGCCACATCCTGCTCCAGATGCCGCAAGCGCTGTTCCATGTCCGGTGGCTCCCCGCTGCCGTCGATTGATCGCAGTTTGCGAACGTCACTCGGCATGATTGTCGCCCTCTTCTTCCAGGAATGCCAACACCTCCATATCACGGAAGTAACGTAGATAGCCGCAGTGCAGGCACGCCTGCACGAACTGGCCGTACCCAAGGCGAGGATTGCTCGCCAATACCTGGTTGATCAGGATCGCCGGGGCGTTGCCATCGCTGTCACGCTCATAGTCGTTGACAGCAATACTCATCGAATCGACGGTCGAGCAGGCGGGGCAGTCGCCGCCCACGCCCTGGCTATCGAGAAAGCGCTTGAGATCTGCCCCCGTGACGAGGCGGTTATCGCTCATGCCGGGAGCTCTCCGGTCGCCAGCATCGCCTGAAATTCGTCTTCGGTCAGAATGGTGCAGCCTTGCGCCCTCGCCTGGGAGAGCTTTGTTGCCCCGGCTCTTGGCCCGGCGCAAACGAAGGTGAGCTTCTTGGTGACCGTCTTTCTCACCAACAGGCCATGATCCTCGGCATCGGATTCCAAATCATCACGCTCCTCTGAAGAGAAACCGGTGAAAAGGATCTCCATGGCTCGTTCAGAAGACTTCGGGGCTTTCGCGGTTCTCTCTTCTGTCGGTTTAGCTGGGCCGAGTAATTCCTCTCCCAGTAGAAACTCAACAATTCTGTCACGCCGGAAAGTGCGTATATCTTCGACCTCATGGCAAAAGCCCTCGATATATACGCCATCTTCCATCCAGTCGGAGACTTCCCGAGTGGTGACATTGCCCCGAGTGTCTCGATAAGTAAAAATCAGTCGTTCTTCAAGTTCTGCCGAATCCAGCCGGTCACGCTCTTCAATTACCTCGCTGATAATCCCTGTCAGGGCCGATTTAATCCGCGTTACTCGAGCCTTCCGACTGGCTTTGAGTGACACATAAAGTGCAATGCCAAGCGGCCCAACCAGCAGCATTCCGGCGATGATGCCGGTAGCACCCAGCGACTCTGTCTCGCCAAGGGCGAAGCCCATGCCGTCGAGCATCAGCAACAAGCCGCCAAGCGCGAACCAGCCCAATGTAAGTCCGGCTAGATGGCGTGCCCACCATGGGCGGCCATTGATCCGCATGGATTTCGCTAGCGCGCGCCAACCGTAGATCGCGCCACCAAACGACAACAAAACAGCAACCAGGTCCATCCCCTTCCCCTTACGTCCCCTGCCGCTGAGCGGCTATTCGTTATCGTCGATTCCGCAACCGCATCCCTAGCCGGCGCACCGCTCGTCTTGTCACTGTCGGTCGCCGCCCGGTAGTCCTCGACTAGCTCGCTTTCTTTCTGTTTCAGCGCCTGCTGGCCGGTTAGCACGAACAGGAGGTCGATCCCCACTGTGGCTAGCCTGCCCAGTTCCATGGCATCAGGCCCAGCCTCATCCTCTCCGTTCTCAAGCTGGTCGATTCGGCTGGGTGGTATACCTGCTGCGTCGCCCAGCTCATTGATCGTCAGCGCCAGGCGTGCTCGCTCCTGGCGCAGCCGCTGCGCTATCTCGTGTGCCAATCCCGTCAAGCATGCTCCGCGCTCCTGGTGTGTTCTTCCTGCCGCACCGGTTTTCTCATCCCGGATGACCACCAATAGCCACGAATGTTGAAACACCCTATGCCGAGAAAATTAAGCCGGTACCGCGCAGGCATGTCTTAGCAAAACCGCACCAGCACTGAGCTAGAGCGGTACAAGCGTCGCTCATAAGAGACGCTAAAAAACGCGAAGTTACCGAGCTTAACGATACCCAACACAAAACACGAGCAAACACCTAAAAAGACTCATTCACCCCCCGCTTTTTCTCCCTTCTCCCGCTTGGACTTGGCGGCAAGGAGGCGGCTCATCATCTTCAAGCTCTCTTGCTCTTCGCCAGAAACTTGGCGGTAGTGATCCACTATCGCCGCCTCGTCGGGCGCCAGGCTGTCCTCAGTGATGCCTCTCACACCAGTCAATACGTACTGCACATCCACGCCCGCCGCCGCCATGGCGGACAGATAGCGCGCATCGGGTACGCGTTTGCCCGTTTCGTAGTTCGATTGAGCAATTTTTTTCACGCCTCCGATCTCGCCGAAAGCCTCTTGGGACAAGCCCAAACGCTGACGCTCTTCTCGAAGGCGCAGCCCAAAGTTATCCAAATCGATAATTCCCTATTGACTGTTATCCAACTAGATAACAGAATCGCCATTACACAGACACTCGCAGACACGAACACGACTATGCACAAGCTCCTGACGCGCGAGCAAGCCCGCGAAGCACTCAATGAGAGAGGCGTCACCATCGCCGAGTTCTGCCGCGTTCACGGCTTGAACCGGCAAATGGTCAGCGACCTGCTCGGTGGTAGGAAGAAAGGACTACGCGGCGAAGCCCACCGCGCCGCAGTCCTGCTCGGCCTCAAGAAAGGCGTGATCATCGATCACACCGCCCGCACCACGCGTCTTCAATCTCCGCCCAAGAGGCGCGTTCCGGAACGCCGCGTCTCCCAAGACGTTCGCGGTACCAGCGTCATCGAAGACGACGAGACCTTCGCGGCACTCAAGGCAGCGGTGATCAATCCCCGGCAAAAGTTCAATGAGCCGCTGACGGGTTTCATGGTCATCCCGATCGGTGCAGGCCCCGAGTACACGAAACGCGAGAACCGCGAACTGCTCGCCAGCCCCATCATCCTGACCACGATGCGCCACGAGCCTCGTTGATCGACCCAAAGAATCCCGACCCCCGGCTAACCAGATGAGGAATACCCCATGAATCAACAACGCAGAGACCCCACCGCGCCCATCGTGGTGCTCGATATTGCCAGCACGGGGCTGCCGGCCCGCCATCCGAGCGTGGGCGAGCAGCAATCGCGCGGTTATCTCTCCAAGGCTGCCACCAAGCTCAAGTCCACCGGCGACCTGCTGCACGTCGCCGAGGACATATTCAGCTGCGGCTGGCCCGATGTGACCATCAGCTTTCGGCGGGCGGGTGCATCAGCCAGTGATATCCATTCCTGGACCCTTCGAGCTCCCCAACCTGGTTGCGCAGTCCCAGGTCGTGAAGATGGCTATGCAGGGTAAAGCCCTCGTTCAGGCTCACGCCGAACACCCTGTAGATCTGACCGTCGCGGTTCTCGATGCCTATCCGGTAATCGTCAAGGCCACCCGACAACCAGTTCTCAGGGCCGTCATTGTCGGGAAACGTGGTTTCGAGCAGGGCCGTGATGGCCTCGTCGTAGTCGGGGATTTCAATGCCGGTGATGTAGCGGTTATCCATTGAATAGCTCCAGTTAACGAAAAAAGAATCAGTGATTGGCGGCGCCGCTGTCACGACGCCGCACCAAGAATACGGGAAACGGGAAGCCGCCATGAAACGCCGCCGCGCGCTTTACCCCATTAAAGGAGGTCCTCGGTGAGGATTTGTTGTCCGCACTGTTCCGAGCCGGCGATCACCCGGACCAGCCGACGCCCGTCGCCGGTGTTCTACGAAATCTACGCCCAGTGCACCAACCCGCGCTGCGGCTGGGGCGGAAAGATCTACGTCGAATTTGCGCTGACGCTGGCACCCAGCCGCGAGCCGAATCCCGACATTCGTATTCCCATGGAGCCCGGCCGCCGCCGCGCCTACATGGACCAACTGGCCGCCATGCCCGGCTGATCGAGCAGCACCACGACCACAGGCTCCTGAGAGAGCCGACCACTACTAGGAAACCAGAACCATGCAAACCGCTACCGCTATCGCTGCCCCCTTCGACGCCACTCCGGCTCGCGTTCTGCAACTGGACCCGAGCAATGCCGCCATTGGCTGGATGTTCCGCCACGGCCTGCATCAGGACCGCGTCACCGCGATCGAGGAACTGACGCTCTACCTGATGGACGAGTGCGCCATGACCGAGCGCGCCGCCGAAATCGCCGCGATTCAGGCTTACGCCGAGACCACCTGCATCGGGCAAGTCGGCCGCATCGATGTCGAGGCATGCACCCCGCATGTCGTGGTGCTGAGGACGATGGGCGGCCGCGCCGTCGCCTTCACCGCGGATGATCTGGTGCACGTTCTCGAGCGCGCTCGCGACGAAGGCAAGGCTCGCGTCGTCAACAGCGATACCCGCACGCCCGTCGTCATCACGCAGTAACGCCAGGGCGCCGCCCCGGGGCGGCGCTTTCCATCGAGGATCGAGGACACCGCCATGCTGCCCAGTCAACGCGCGGCCACCACCGCGACGCCTGCAAACCACCTGCACCTCGTCCAATCAGACGGCCGGGCCGGTTTCGGCGCCCTGCGTGCCGAGCTGCACGCCCGTTGTGAAGACGAGGACCTCGCCACCCTGTGGCGCGAGTTGATGACCAACGAGCGCAAGACGCTGTTGGCCAGTGCGCAAATGGAACCCCGCGATGCGCTGCGCAGCATCGGCGAGATGAGCAAGGTCGAGCGCAACGCGATTCGCGCCGCGATTGGCCGCATGAGCCAGTACGCTTTGCGCCTGAGGGACCGTCTCGAAACTGCCGAGCGCCCGTCTCGCCAGATGGCACGACAGGCACGCCAGGCGCTGATCGACGGAGATCGTCAGGCCGCATTGCACTGGCTCAACCTGATCGAGCAAGGGGCGCAGTGATGAGAAACCCGACCACCAACGACATCGCCCAGGCAGTCTCCCGCGAGGTGGAAAACCATTTCTGGCTGCTCCTCGAGGCGCTGTTTTCGCAGATCAAGCAACTCGCCGGCCAGCACGCCAAGGTCGAAGCGCTCAAGGCGCCGCAGAAGTCGCGAAACCGGTGCTGGCAATCGCTGGACCGACGGGCGGCCAGTCTCGAACACCAGGTCAGCGGATTGGTCGAGGCGATTTGCACGGTGGACAAAGCGCATCGTAAGGCCGTGGGTGGGGAGTCGTGATGGATTTCTTCGATCCCGAAACCACCACCGCTGCCAAGGCTAACGCCGCCGACTTTCTGGCGCGGATCTTTGCCCAGTTCGAGTACGGCGGGCCGCTGGTCGATTTCGGCATGGTGTTTCTCCTGATCAACACCGATCTCGGCGAGTGCGCCGTCGGCTGCTATCCGGTTGAAGGCGTCATTACGCGGGTCTCGGTCACGGCTCCTCGGTCAGGGACTCGGCACATGACAACGGCAGACGCCATCCAATTTCTGCGCGCCAACGGCGCCAAGAGTGATTGGGTGAAACGATGACCACGACAGCGCTGGAGCGTCAAAAAGCCTACGGTGGCCCGGGCTCCGGTTACGGCGACAACAGAAAGCTCAGCTGTGCCGAATGGCGCCAGAAGTCTTTCTTCACACCATTCCCCTCGCTGGCCGAAGATCTGGCCGCCGGTTTCCTTCACGTCGCCAAGCAACACGGCAACGCCGCCGGTAACCGCTGGCTGGTCCGCCGTACCGAGGGCCTGGTCGAGCCTGAAAAGATCTACCGTCGCTTTCCGGTGATCGCCAACGATCTGAGGCGTGCGTTCATCGCCCAGCGCAACAGCCAGCCGACCACCATCGAGGGCATCACGGCGGGCTGTCAGTGGCTCGCCGATGTGGAGAAGCGCCTCACCATCGGCTCGTTCAACTCAGCTCATGACGATGACGCCCTGGTCAACTACGCCCAGGGGCAGGCCCGCGCCGTCGAAGATGAGCGCAACGTGCTGATCAGTAATATCGCCAAGCACAACCGACTGTTGCGTCTGGGGCTACTGCCACCGCCCCGCCGCCTGTCCCGCGTGAAGGGTGCAACGACCTCGGCGCGAGCGCGCCATGTGGCGCAAATGATCGCCGAGTCACGCAACCCGCTGACGCCGCCGAGTATCGGCGTGCCACTGCTCGCAGTTTTCACCTGGGAGCGCGCGCCGGTCATGAGCTTGGCCGTGGCCGACGAGATGGCCGCGGCCTCGGCACGCAAGCGCGCCACGCTCCACGGCATCGTACCCCCGCCGGTCAAGAGCAAGGCAAGCGTGCAGCTCGCCCGCTTGAGCTGCGCGCGATGGTGGCGCCGAAAGCTGCGCCGCATGGCGGGCCGGCGTCTCGAGCAGGTCCAGCGGGAGGCCCACCGCGTTCATGCTCAATCGGGCATCTACTGCAGCGACATGACCATCGAGCGCCGGCGTAGCCAGAAGGTCCGCAACCGCGCGCTGTTGGAAAACCTCGAAGCGGTCAATCAGGAAGGCCAGGTCTACACCCTTGCCGAACTGGCCGAGCTGGGGCTCTCCAACCCGGACCATCGACGCGCCGAACTGATGCTGCGCATTCGTGATACCGAAGTCGAAGCCCGCCGCAACGGCCACGTTGGGCTGTTTTTCACGATCACCGCGCCCAGCCGTTTTCATCCGGTTAACGCCAACCGCTACGTAGACCGCAAGGGTCGAGAGCGCTACCGGTGCCGACGAAACCCGAAATACGACGGGTCGACCCCGCGTGAAGCGCAACAGCATATCCAGCAGGTATGGGCCAAGGCTCGCGCCAAGCTCGCCCGTGATGAGCGGGCGATCTATGGCATCCGCGTCGTCGAGCCACACCACGACGGCACGCCGCATTGGCACCTGCTGGTGTGGATGGCCGCCGAAGATCAGGAGGCCGTCACCGACACGCTGCGCGGCTACGCGGAGGAAGAGTCGCCCCAAGAGCTGTTCAACCGTTTGGGCAAGACCACCGCGCGCTTCGATGCCAAGCGCATCGACTACAGCAAAGGCACCGCCGCCGGTTACGTCGCGAAGTACATCTCGAAGAACATCAACGGCGAACAGTTCACCCGTGCCGGTATCGACGGTGACGAGCTGGATAGCTACGGCCACGACCTCAACAGCGTCGCGCCGCGCATAGAGGCGTGGGCGGCGTGCTGGGGCATTCGTCAGTTCCAGTTCGTGGGTCTTCCGAGCGTCACAGTCTGGCGCGAGATCCGGCGTCTGACCGAGAAGCAGGAAGACGAACTTCGCAAGTGGGAAGAGGCGACCCAGCCGCACCCTCGTGCCGCCGCCGTCTTCCATCAGATCCGGGAAGCTGCCAATGCCGGCCAATGGGACCAGTTCCTTCGCCTGATGGGTGGCCCCAATACGCCCCGCAAACTCCAGCCCATCAAGCCGTGGTCAATCCCGGCGTTCCGCACTGGCAAAGGCGAGGACGATTTCAGCCACGCCACCGGCGAAGAGAACCGGAGCTTCATCGAGCGCGGCCGCTATGGCGATGAAATCGAAGTGCCGAAAGGCCTATCGGTGAAGGACGGCAAGGGCCGCGAATCCGAGTATCTGACACGCCTGTATCGCTGGAACGTTCGGCCCAAGCACGCCGCTTCGGGTTTGGGGGTTTCCGATCTCGGCGAAGCCGGATCGGCTTGGACTTGTGTCACTAACTGTACGGTGCCGGGTTTCAGCGACGGACAGAGCCTCATTCCTCGGGGGCTTTTAACCCCGAAAGAACTCACCCAGGAGGAGCTCGACGAGCAACTCCAGCGGTATCGAGAGTGGCGCGCCAGCGAAGAGGTCCGCCAAGAGATGGAATCCCTCGAGCTCGAGGAACGCATGGTGCGCGCCATGGCTCGCCGACACGCCAAACCCGAAGCGCTGCCCGAGTGGCAGGGCGTCGAAGAGTACTTCCCCGAAGGGATCTAAACACCACAACAACCGCGCCACGCAGGGCGCCGAGAAGAAGGAACCAGCCAATGGCTGATCGTGCCGACATTGCTGACGAGATCATCCAGAACCGCATCGAGGGCCACCTCGCCGCGCACCGCCTGCCGACCGCGATCCGCGGCGCCATGGACATCGATTGCGAGGACTGCGGATGCGAGATCCCCGCGCCTCGTCGTGCCGCCGCACCCTGGGCGACGACGTGCATCGAGTGCCAGTCGATCCGAGAGGAGAAACGCCGCCATGTCCGATAAAGCCCACATGACAGGCACCGTCGACGCCGTCTATCTCGCCTGGCGAATCAGCTACCAATCGTCGGAACAGGCCGCGAGAGCCGCGTATCGAGCAGCGCAGGAGCGAGCGATCGAGAACTACCGACTCCAGCAGGAAAACGAACGTCTGCGCCGAGGTGATGCATGAACAAAACACACGACGAGCTGTGCCAGGAAGTTGCCACCTTGCGCGAGAAGAACCGCGCCCAACAGGCCGAGCTCAAAGAGCGCGGGCTCCCCGCCTTGCTGCGCCTGGTCGATGTAGCCGAGCAGCACAGCGGCCAGAGCCACCATTGCCGACGGATCTTGCTCGCCATCTACAACGGCTACGAGTGGCCGCTCGAGCTGCTTCGCCTGCGCAACCTAGACGAGGACCTTCAGCGCGCCGCGCTCACCGTCATCGAGTGGGGCGCCTACACCGACCGCGAGCTGCATGGCTTTCTGCCGGACGGCGACGGCACGATGCAGCTCTTCTGGAAGATCGAGCGGGAGGGCGACCAGTGAACAAGACACATGACGAGCTGTGCCAGGAGCTCGCCACCTTGCGCGACCAGCTGGAAGACGCGAATCAGGTGGTAGCGATGGCTCGCGATCAGGGCAAACGCCTCGAGGCACAGTTACGCGATAACCAGGCGATGCTCGGGGAAGCGCTGGCACTGGGAGAGGAAGCGTCGAACCGGTACCAGGAGCTGAAAGCGAGCCGCCCGGTCGAGATCCAGCAAGCCGTAATGCGCGCCCGCCGCGAATGGGCGGCGCAGGCCGATCCCGAACATCTGCGCGAGCGCGATGCGCGAGTGGCGGCCGAGGCGTTAGAAGAGGCGGCAAAAGATACGGTGCCCGCAATGCATCAAATGACCCATTGGCTCAAAGAAAGAGCTGAAGGGCTGCGCCGCGAAGCTGAGCGAGGTGCCGGGGCATGAGCCAGCACCACGCCCGCGCCGCGGGCATTCTCTGCCGTGACCCGGCGTTCAGGCTCTACCTCGACCGCCGCGCCCGCGCAAAATTCAGCGCGGACGTGCCAGATGGAACGCATAGTGAAGAAGACGCCGGCGATTGGCTGCGTAAAGCGTGCCAGGTCAGCAGCCGATCGGAACTCGACACCAATCCCCAGGCCGGGGCCACGTTTAGACTGATCCGGAATCGGTTCAACCGTTGGCGCGCCAAGAACCGAAACACCACAGCGAGGGAAACCACATGAAGACCGAGTTCATGTTGCTGGCCATCTACGAGAAGCCTTTGTTGCCGCTGGAAGTGTTCGCCAACGACATCATGGGCATCGCGCTGCAGACCGCGCGAAACCGGATCGCCGCGGGAACGTTCCCGGTACCGCTGACACGAACCGCGAACCAGCCGATGATCCACGTCTCTGACGCGGCAAAGTACATCGACGACAATCGCGAGGCGCCTAAGAGCTAGGCGCCGCGCTCACGCTTGACCAGCTCCCCCGGTTTTAGATTGACGTAACGCTTCAGGCTCTTCCAATCTTTGTGACCCGAAACCATCGCCACTTCCTGGATCTGATAGCCGCGCTCGAACAGGCGGCTGATTCCCTCATGACGAAGGTCGTGATAGTGCAGATTCTCGATCTTGAGGTACTGGCAGATTCGGCGAAACCCGTTCGATACTGACTCAGTATTGAACGGAAAAATCAGCTCCCCTTCGCGCGGCTGCTTCTGGATGATCGCTAAGCTATCCCCCATCAGCGGCACCACTTCGTCGGTTTTCTTCGTTGGATGCTTTCGCAACCTGACGATGATGGTCCCTTTCGCCTCTTCGAGGTCAGCCCACCGCAGAGTGCATATCTCGTCCAGCCGCATGCAAGATGCCACGGCGAACTGAATCATGGCGTGGTATCCGATTCGCCGAAGCGCGCGATTATGGCGCGTATGTGCCAGCAGTTCCTCGAGCTCTTCATTGGTTGGTCGCCTGTCCCGGTCTTCGGGGTTGCCTATCAGACCCGAACGCTGCAGACCCGTGCGCCAATTGCTCATGCTGACCTGAACCGTAACCGGCAATACCTGCTCGACGACGCATGTCGTGATCGCGCCGGATAGATGCATGATGTCGGTTTTAACCGTGGACGGCGCCACCTTGTCGACGGCCAGCCGCGTCTCGCAAAACGTGGAGAGGTGAGAGTACTGCAGCTGAGAGATGAGCATCTCGGTGTCGATGCCTTTCCGCAGGTTATTGGCTGCAGTCTTGTTCTTGCGGCCACGCGAGGAGATACGCTCGAGGTGGGCAGCGTGCCGAGTAAGCGCGTCCTCGATCGTGAGCCCGGGCAGGATCCCGGCGGCGCGATCCTCGATTTCCCCTTCGACCTGCTTCGCCCACGCCTGGGCGCGAGCCTTAGTGCTGAAAGTCCGGCTCTGTGACGGATGCCCTTTCTTCCGTACAATGGCGCGCCATCGCGTGCCGCGCTTCTGAAACGTCGCCATGGTGTACCACCCACTCTTGAAATTCGGCCAGCGCCAAAAATTTGGTGCACTGATGGTACACCAAAGGCGGTTTTGAACGGTATTAGACGGTAACGAACGGGATATACGAGCAACGCCCGGAGACGATAAGTGACTGATAAATCGCACAACATACCGATTTCAGAGGCCCGCCGGTTTTCTGTCGCGCCCATGATGGAATGGACGACGAGAGATTATCGCGCCCTCGCCCGTTGCCTGACGCGGCATGCGCTGCTGTATACCGAAATGGTCACGACCGGCGCGATTCTGCA